AAAAGCATACCTTAACATCGTCTGCTTTACAAACCTTAAATTTTTTATCTTTTTGTTCTATAATTTTGTATGGCATTTTATATATATTAATTTAGATAATTAATTTATATATTATTATATATATCAATATGTCTAGTCAAACAATGTCAGGAAAAACTAATTATAACACCGATCCAAATCATATTTATTATAATTTATCATTATTTAATAATGATAATATCGGGACATCTAATTCTGTGCCTGTAAGATTTGAAGAAACAAGAACAAGCATCATATTAGCTAATCCATCTGAATATTTCTTAAGTATTCAAAGATTTCATATAGATACATCTTCATTACCTGTATTTATGCCTGAAGTTGAAACATCACCTACTTTTAACCCTACACAAGATCCTAATCAATTAATTTATACTATAGCAATATACCAACAAAATTCAATAGTTGGACCATTTTTAATACCTATAAAATTTAGTAATCAATTAAATAAAACTATACCACCACCATCAAAATTAGATTCAAATGCTGTAAGTAATCCATATTATTTTGTTAATGAATTCCAAAATTTTATAGATATGATAAATCAAACATTACAAACATTTTATATTAATAATGCTTTATCTTTAGGTGGTATTAATTTATGTCCATTTTTTGGCATGGAAGCAGGTAATAAATTTTGTGTATATTTTCCAACTAGGGTCACAGAAAACACCTATTCAGCCACAGGTGTAAAAACGACAGCTGGAACAGGAACTACATTCTGGGATAGCAACCCAGTAGCAACATCAAATAAATGGGTTATGGCATTTAATGCCCCTATGCAAACCTTATTTAGTGCTTTTAGATATCAATATATTGATTCATTAAAAAATCTTCCAAATATCACCCCAACAGCATCAGCAACTTTAACATCTGAAAAAACACTTCATGGATGGTATTTGATATCTAATAGACCACCAATGAATTCTTTAGGAACACCAGGTATAGCTGGATTACCCGTATATTTAGAAGAAACAAATCAAGTAGCATTAGACCAATTAAATGTAAGACGTGCCGATACTATACCATATTTAGGTAATTTTTACGGTCCAACTACTGCGACAGCATCATTTGAAGTTGTTCGTTCCCCATATTCACCTGCCCCTTTATGGTCTTGTGTAAAACAATTAGTATTTACCACAGCATTAATGCCTATACAAAATGAATTAGTTGGATTGCCTGGTGTTCTTAATAGTAATTCGGCACTAGATACAGACGCCCAAAATAATAACTTTAGTCCAGTTATCACGGATTTTGAAGTTCCATTAGTAACAGGTGATGAAATTAAGCCTTCAGTTTCTTATAGTCCTAGCGGTGAATATAGATTGACTGATTTAATGTCAAATACACCTATAAGAAGCATACAAATTAGTGTTTTTTGGAAAGATCAATATGGTGTCAATCATCCCTTTTTATTAGAACCTGGATGTTATAGTTCATTAAAGATATTATTTAGAAGAAAGGTATTTAATTTAATCTATTTACCCGAATATACTAAATCACTATCTTAAAAATTATTTAGTTAAGAAATAATATATATATTTAATATATATAATATGTCTTCAGATTTCAAAAAAATTTTACTTAAAGATCCTAGATTAATGGTTACAGACCAATTAGCGTATGGGGTTAAGAAGGGGGGTCAATCTATTGTATCCCAACGTGCTAGTGCCATAGCACAATCCACCAGTTCCGTAAATTTTAACGTCCAGATACCATCAGAACAGACCATAGTTGATAGAAGACTTTGGATTAAATCTACCGTCGTATTACAATTTCAAGCTTCCCCCCAAGTAGGAACAAATGGCCCACAATTAGTTTATGGTCAGAATATAGCATTGGCCGCCTTCCCTTTCCACCAATTGGCATCTACCGTTCAAGCAACTTTAAATAATAACGTTACCAGCATAAACATGAAGGATGTTTTACCTTTCTTAATTAGATCTAATGATGTTCGTATGGTTTCTAGGGCTTCATCTTCATGCCCTACTAAACCTGATAATATGTATTTTTCTTATGATGAAGCAGGGTATGCTGGACAACATTGTCAAGCACAAACAACTTTCGCAGGTCAATGGGTTGGACCACCTTTACCTGGAACACCACCTACAGCACCTACCGCTTTCAATCCTATCGTAATTTCTTCACCTGTATCATCTACTTTCGCTAACTTTTCAAATAGTGCTTCAGATATTGATTTAATGGGTAATGGTGCTTTTTCATATTATGGTGCTACTACTAATGCCCCTAGTGTTGGTGTTGATTCACCTGTTCAATTATATTATTCTACCACCAATACAGCAGCTGGTCCTTATGCTTTACAAACTACAGGGGCAGGTGTTGTTGGCAATACTAATACTTTACCTGGTCCTGTATATGGTTCTACATGGTGGCAATTAGTATTCACTACCGTTGAACCTGTTTTAGTGCAACCTTTCTTATGGTCTGATCCCGTGTCTAATAAGCAAGGAATTTACGGACTTCAAACAATTCAACTTCAATATAATTTATCAGCACCTAATCGTGCTTTCAGATGTGTAGGAATATTAAATGGTTGTGGTGCTTTAACTATTCAAAACTTAACTATTCAAAGCGTAACAAATTCCGAATTAATTTTTAAGTTCTTAACCCCACACCCTTCAGACCTTTTACCAGCCAGAAATGTAATCCCTTTATTAACTTATGATCGTTATTTTAGTAATGCTAGTAATGCTGTTATCCCCCCTAATTTTGGTGGTATTGTTCCAATTACTTCTAATACTTATAACCTTACACAAGTGCCAGATAAAATTTGCGTCTTCTTACGTAAGAAACAATCTTTACAAACCCCCACCGATCAAGATTGGTCACCCGTAATTAGTGGTATATCAATTAACTGGAATAATAATGCTGGTCTTTTATCATCAGCAACTTTACAAGACTTATATTATTACAGCGTAGATGCTGGCAGTAATCAAAGTTTTCAACAATATTGCGGTCAAGCATATGCTTCCCAAACTGGACAATCTGGTTTAGTAGGTGGTGGATTTTCTACTTTTACATCTATGATCGGGTCATACCTAATGTTGGATTTTGCCACCGTAATCCAATTGACTGAAGATTTCTATTCATGTGGTTCGCTAGGAAATTTTCAATTACAATTCCAATTACAATTACAAAATCAAAGCCCTACAGCTATCCCATCTAACAGTCTTGAAATCGTGTTAGTTGTAATGAATTCTGGTATCATGGTGACTGATCGTGGCCAGACATCTACATATACTGGAATTTTAACAAAGCAAGATGTATTAGATGTAAGTCAGACCGAACCTTTATCTATCACCGATGTAGGTCGTATCGTAGGAAGTGGTTCAATGGATAAAGGTCGTGCCTTACCTATGAAGGTATGTGACATGTTAAGAAATGCTAAAAATTTACCTGCTAAAGCTGTTGAAGTAGCTAAAGAAGCTGTCAGTAAAATGGCTAGTCGTTTAATGTAAGGTGTAATAGATGTAACGCAAACTAACTTTTTTTTTAGTTTCTATAAGAACCGAAATAAAAAGTTAGTTTGCGGAAAACCTAAAAGATAAAAATTTATTTAGTTAAGAAATAATATATATAGATAATATATATAATATGTCTTCCGATTTTAAGAAAGTATCTATTTTAGATGATCGTCTTATGACCACTGATAGTTTAAATTACGGCGTTTTTCGTGGTGGTCAAAACGTCACAAATGTAAGAATGCCTGCCATCAGTGCCACAAATAACAGTTTAAATTTTGTCGTGCCTTTTCCATCTGAAAGCGTAGTATTAGACCGTGAAGTTTATTTAAGAACCGAAACCGATTATATTTTACAATTTAATAATTTAGGCGGTTTTGAAGGGATACCTATTTATGCTGGTATAACTGCTGGTAATAGTGTTATTGTAGGGTATCAATGCCCTTTAATATATGGCTATAACGTTTCTATTGGTTCATTCCCCACGCAAAGATCTATTGACACCTTACAAGTTCAAATAAATAATAATATTAATACCATAAATACATCTGATGTATTACCAGCTTTATTAAGATGTTCTGACGTTTTAGATTGGGAAAAAAATAATATGACAGCTTCAACCGTTGATACCGTAGCAATGCCATGGGAAGGATTACAAGCAGGAATAAATAATACTATGGGGGCGTATGATTTATCACAAGGAAATAAAAATATTTTCAATGGTGCTTTTACTGCTAAAATTTATGCTTTAGTTGCTACATCTACAGGTCCAACTGGTCTTCCAACTGGTCCAGCTGTTCCATATACACCTAGTGGGGAAATTAATTATTTAGCTGTTGATGGTGCTGGTAATCCTATTTATAATAGTGCTGGAACAAATAACTTTTTAATTCGTGTTGTATCCACTGAACCATTAGTAGCCCCACCTTTTATTTGGAATAAGACACAATCAAATTGCCAAGGTATTTATGGTATTCAAAATCTTTCCGTGGTCGCAAATTACGGCAATTTAGCAAAATCTATTAAATTATCATTTAGTAATGGTATAGGTCTTGGTAATGGTGTATTAGCATCTAGTGCCACAGCAGCACCAGTTGATCCTAATATATCAACATATCAAATTCAAACACAACTTCAACAATTTGGTGACAGTGTCTTTTCCCAATTTAATAATATTAATCAAGTAGTAAGAAATGCTGAATTACAAATGAAATATTTAACACCACACGGAACAGATGTCAAACCATTACGTAACGTCATACCCCTTTTAGAATATCCTAGATTCATATCTAGTGGATATAATAATTTACCTAATGCTACATATGGAACACAACTTCCAACTGTTCCAGGTTCTAATATAGTCAGTTTTGGTGTTCAAGGTTTAATAGCACCTTCAACTGCTGTATTAGCATCACAAACTTATACCTTAAATCAAGTCCCTGATAAGCTTTTAATCTTCGTAAGACCTGACGCAAGATATAGAAATAGTCCATTTTGGAATGATTGGGCTTTCCCTATACAAAATATTAATATTCAATGGAATAACCACGCTGGAATCCTAGCAAACGCAAGTCAAGAACAATTATTCCACATGTCCAAGGAAGCAGGATCAAATCAGGATTATCTAGCCTTTAGTGGTGTAGCTAATGGTTTAGCAAGTCGTTTTGCTGGTCTTTGTAGCACTGATTTTTCTTCTATACCTATTGTTCAAACTACAGGAACAGCCCCTAATCAAACCCAACGTGTAATCACCGCAGCAAGTCAAGCATATCCACAAGCAAGTCAAATTAACACCATTGGATCATATCTAATGTTAGATATGGCAAAACACATTGAACTTCAAGAACCATTTTATGCCCCTGGGTCTTTAGGTAGCTTTCAATTACAATTCAACGTAACTATTAATAATTATCAATGGGTCACACCTTACGGAATAGGCAGTGATCCAGGAAACGTTGGACCAGTCCCTGAAATTGTAGTAATTCCTGTAAATTCAGGTATCATGGTGACCGAAAAAGGCCAAACATCATGCTATAGTGGAATTTTAACAAAATCTGATGTATTAGATGCTTCTTTACAAGAACCATACGGACAAATGGAAATTAAAAGAATCGTAGGCCACGGACACCAAGATAAAGGTAAGGCACTACCTAAAAAATGTTTTCCACAATCAGGAAAAAAACATCATGTAATGCCTGATGGGTCTAGAATGGAAAATAGATTAATGTAATTTAATTTAGTTTAAAAATATTATATAATTGAATATTATATAATATTATGCCAATTGATACACCATACAATAGAAAGGTAACCAATCAATACAACAAACTTTTACGTGACAAAGTAGAACACGAAGAAGCAACATTACAAACTGTAATGCCATCACCTGCTGGGATGTATGTAAATGGATATGAACCAGTTATGGTTGGAAGTGGTGTAGGACTTTATAAAAAAGGTAAAGTATGCCCTAAAGGTCATGATGTTTGTAGCTGTGGAAGTGGATCAGCACACGGATCAGCACATGGGGCAGGAATTAGTGCCACTTTATGCGGTCAAGGTCAATATGACCGTGTCGTAGGTGGTGCTAATTTAGGTCTTATACCTGCCGTTCGTGTAGAACTAGCTTTAGGTGCTGGTATGCGTGGTGATGCTACATCTAAACACGGATGTTTAGATATGTATCAAGCATATAATCATGGTGGTATGTCTTTTAATGATAAAATAGCACAAAGTGGTATTAAAAATCCAAATAATCAACCACGTAGAAATTGTCCAATGGATATGTCTGAATCATCTATAGCATGCCGTGAAGGTAATAAACCACCTAGAAGAAATGCCCCTAGAATGCCTAAAAAAACAGATGGCACTTTATACCATAAAAGCGTTGGGGGTGTAAGTGCTGCCCAACATCATCGTCATCGTCATCTAGCAGCCGAAAATGCTAATAAAAATAAAGCATTACGTCAATTAGGTAATGGTGAAGGTGGAAGACGTGGAAGAAAAAAACCTATATCATCTAAACCCCCAGCACCACCAAAGAAAGAAGAACCTAAAAGCATTTATACATTAGAAAATTTAGAAAAAGGAATTAATACAGCTGAAAAGGTAGGAAATGTATTAGGTAAAGTTGTTCCTATGGTAGAAGGTGTTGCTAGTAAGGTAGGGGAATATGGAAGTAAAGCATATCAAGGTGTTAAAAGTTTATTCGGTCGTGCTAAAGGTAAAGCACACGGTAAAGCACACGGTAAGACTAGACACGAAATAGTAAAAGAAACCATGAAGAAGCTAGGATGTTCAATGATTGACGCAAGCAAACACGTAAAAGCTAACGGTTTATATTAAAAAAAATTTATTTATATAATATATAAATGAATTTTATTCAAGTTGGATTAAATGATCAAATCCCCTTACTACCCCCCATAGAACAAATTTTATCGTCTATAATTGTTGATTCTGAAACTATTATAATACCATATTATGATGATGAAAGAAAGAACAAAAATTTTAATAAAAATTTGAAGAAAATATTTGAAAATTTAGGACATAACGACGGATATAAAATATTAGACTTATTTTATAATGGCACACATCAAATAGGTATTAATGTAAATAAATTTTTATTTAATGATGTTCAAATGGACTATATCATAACAGAAATAAAAAGATTAGAAAAGAAGTTAATGAAACCATTAGGAAGACCAAGGGTAAGAAAAATAATAATTGAAATCTAAACAGGTATCAAAGTAAAATTATTTTTTTGTTCTTCTTCTTGTTTGGTAGCTTGTAACCTATTAGCCTTCATTCTTTCACGATATTCTTTATTACGTTGTCTTACGGTTTCAATATTAATTAAATACCATAATCTTTTATATTCTTTCATATCGTCAATCTTATTTCTGGCTTTTTTAGGCTTTTCAATTACTGGTTTATTTTCGGTTGGGTAGTCTTTATTTAATTTATCAAAGAATTCAAAAAATTTCATTTATATAAATTCTAAATATTTTTATTTTAATAATCCTTCGGATTATTAAAAGGGCGATTTAGATTATTTTAGATTATTTCCCACGATAATCTGATCAGGATAGGAATAATAACGTTATTATTCCTATGTATAATCAAGAAATG